ACGAGGATTAGATATTCAAATTGAAACATTTAGTAGAAGATGTGATGAATGTTTAATAATCATATGTGATGTTCGGTTTAAAAATGAATATGATTATATTATTGAAAAAGGAGGGAAAGTTTTGAGAATTGAAGCAAAAGAAAGAACTATGAAACGATATTTAAATGAATCGGGAAATGATTTAGAAAAATTAAAAATAATTCAAAATCATATATCTGAAACAGAATTAGATAATCAAAAATTTGATTATATTATTAATAATGATAAAATTTTAGAGTTAGATAGTTTGTTTGGTTTATTATAATTTTATAAATAATTTACATATGGAGAATAAAGAATATTGGATTGAAAAATACAAAAATATTAAAGATAATTTAGATTTATATTTAAATGATATTGAAGAAATTGTTATTAATTCTAAAGATGAATACATATTGGAAGGTAACCTATTTTATTATCATGGTTCATTATTAAAATGTGATAATAATTTACCAAAACAAATTAATTTATTTTGGATAGGTTCTTTGATAAATAAAAAAATATTAGAAATTGGATTTAATGCTGGACATTCAGCACTTTTATTTATTCTTGGTCATGATAATACTTATATTGATTTTACAATATTTGACATTGGAGTTCATCCATATGTTAAACCATGTATTGATTATTTAAGTTCAAGATTTAATAATATAAATTTTGAATATATTGAAGGAGATTCTATAATTGAAATTCCAAAATGGATTAATAAAAATAATCATCTATTAGAACAATATGATATAATTCATATTGATGGAGGTCACATGTATGAATGTATTAATAATGATATAATTAATACAATAAAATTAATAAAAATTGGAGGTATTATTATTATTGATGATAGTCAAGATCATATTATAAATGAATGTGTTAATAAACATTTCAATAATAATGATAATTTTAAAGAAGAATTTAATATAGTCCCTCTACATTTTAGTTCTCAACATCGATTCATTAGAAGAATCAAATAATTAATTTAACTTATTTAATTCATTCTTAAGTGCATCTACATTTGCACCTTGAATTCTTGTAATAATATTTCCATTTTTTAAAAATAAAAATGTTGGTAAGGCATTTACATCAAATGCTTCCGCGAGATCACCAACTTCAACATCTACTTTTAAGAAAACAATATCAGGATATTTTTCTGATAATTCTACGAAAGTAGGTGCGATCTTTTTACAAGGACCACACCAGTCGGCATAAAAATCAATAACTACTTTCTTATCTTGTGGTATTTGTTTTGCATCAATAATTGTTTGGGGCATTATAATATGATTATAATAATATATTTTTATATTATTATAACTTTGGATTTATATATTTAAAAGATTAAAAATAATATATTTAATGCAAGAAATTAAATTATTAGATTGTACATTGAGAGACGGAGGATATGTAAATGACTGGAAATTTACAGATGAACAAGTTAGAAATTGTTATATAACATGTTCAAAATCAAACATAGATTATATGGAAATTGGATTTAGAAATATTAAAAACGTAAATAATTTAAAAAAATATGGTTCAACATTCTTTTGTGATGAAGAATTTATTAATAAAGTAACAAATGAAATTGATGGTACAAAAATTGCTGTTATGGTAACAATTAATGAATTTGATATAAATGATTTTGTAATTAAAGAAAAATCTAAAATTAGTTTAGTTCGTGTATTAATGGCATATCATGGTGGTAAAAATATAAATGATGATATATTAGATATTAAACAATTAAATGATGGAATAAATCAATGTAATCAGTTAATTGAAAAAGGATATGATGTTTCTTTTAATCTTGGAAGAATAGATAAAGTTAGTAAAAATCAACTATATGAAATATGTAATTTATTATCTAAAACAAAAATAAAATATTTTACAATGGCTGATACATATGGGTCAGTTGATTTAAATTATATTGAAACACTTATACCATATGTTAATGATTTATTCAAAAATGTTTTTCAAAATAATATTATAAAAATTGGATTTCATGCACATGATAATTGTTCTAATGCAACAAGTAAAGCATTGTATTCTTTGAAATTTGGAACTACTATTATAGATGGTTGTATATTAGGATTTGGAAGAGGTTCTGGAAATGCTAAAACCGAATTATTAATAATGGATTTAAACAAAAATTATAATAAAACATATGATTTAATAAATGTATTAATTCATGGTGATAAATATATTATAAATTATAAAGATTCTACATCCTATAATATAATATATGCATTATCAGCATATATGGGCTGTCATGTTTCATATGCAATTGATATAATAGAAAAATATGATAAAATGAATATTATTGATATATACAATATATTTAAACAAATGAAAGAATTAAACAAACATATGTTTTACGATGATAAATTATTTTTAAAAATATATAATAAAGAATGAATTCTTCATAAATATAAGAAAATATTATTAAACAATATAATGAAAATCAAAGTAAGTAATTACATTATTAATTTCTTAGAAAAAAATAATATTAATACTGTTTTCTCTATTACTGGAGGTTTTGCAATGCATTTAAATGATTCATTTGGTAAAAACAAAAATTTTAATATTTATTATCAACATCATGAACAAGCCTGTGGATATTCTGCTGTTGGATATAGCAAAACTAATAATAAAATATGTGTTGTTTGTACAACTGCCGGTGTTGCAGCAACAAATGCAATATCTACTTGTCTTGTTGCACATCAAGATAGTGTACCAATTTTTTTTATATCTGGGCAAGTTAAAAGTACTGAATCAATAAGAAAAATAAATAATGACAAAATGATATTAAGACATTATGCGGGTGCAGATTCTGATATAATATCTATGGTACAACCAATAACAAAATATAGTTATGAAATATTAAATGTTAATGAAATTAATGAAGTTTTAATATTAGCAATGAAAAATTTAATTAATGGAAGACCTGGACCTATATGGTTATCTATACCTGTTGATATTCAAGGTATGTTAATTGATGATATAGATATACCAATTATTTCAAAAGAAATAATTAATGATTTAACAAATATTGATATATTAGATAATGTAAAAAAATTATTAATTGAATCAGAAAGACCAATAATAATTGCTGGCAATGGAATTAAATTAGGTGGATGTAATGATAAATTTTTAAAATTTTTAAATGATTATAGAATTCCAGTTGTAGTATCTTTTCATGGAACTGATTTAATAGAAACATCTAATGAATTATTTATTGGTAAAATTGGACTTATTGGAGATAGATCGGGTAATTTTGCAATCCAAAATAGTGATTTAGTAATATCTTTGGGATGTAGAATGGCTCAAGGAATTATTGGATATAGAAGTGAATGGTTTGCAAGAGAAGCAAAGATTATATATATTGATAATGATCAGAATGAATTAGAAAAAAATAATTTAAAATATGAATTAAAAATTAATATGGATTTAAATATATTTTTTGATAACTTTAATTTTAATTTAAAATCATATGAGAATTGGATTAATAAATGTAATTATTGGAAAAATAAATGGTTATATGAAACACCTCCAAAAAATGATAGTATAATTAATCCATATAGTGCACTTAAAATTTTATTTGATCGTGCACCAGAAAATAAAGTAATAATTTCCACATCAGGTTCAATAATTACGAATGTATGGCATATGATTAATATTAAAAAAGGAGATAAATTTATTATTAGTGGTCAAGGTGATATGGGTTTTGAATTGCCTGCAAGTATTGGAAGTATTATTGCTGAAAAAGAAAAAATTGTTATACCAATTATGGGTGAAGGATCATTTCAATTAAATATTCAAGAATTACAAACAATTATTCAATATAAATTACCTATTAAAATATTAATATTTAATAATGCGTCATATGGTGCAATTGAAATAACACAATCAAATTTTTTTAATGCTAAATTTGGTGTAGATTTAAGTAGTGGAATATCTTTTCCAGATACTCAAAAAATAGCAAATGCATATGGTATTAAATATATTAGTGCAGTAAAGGAAGAAGAACTTGAAAATTCAATAAATGAATTTTTAAATTATAAAGATACAATTATATTAGAAATTTTTTGTTGTATTCAAGGAAGATATCCAAGAATGAGTGCAATTAAAAATGATGATGGTACATTTACAAATAGACCATTTGAAGATATGGATCCATTTATGGATAGGGAAGAATTTAAGAAAGAAATGATTGTTAAAATTGTTTAATTAAATAATGGAATAATATTAATTTTTTTATTAATATTTTTTAATTTTTCTTTAATTTTATTCTCATGAATTACAGCAGTAATTATAATATTATCATTATCATTAATTTTTTCTTGTAACATTTCATAATTAATAATTTCAATATTATTAATTTTTTTATTTTTAAACAATGGATTATCATCAACTATATTTATTATATCACAATTTGAACTTATTTTATTAAACATTTTATATGTTAAAAATCCACATCCATATATATATAGATTTTTAAGTGTTGGTATATTTATAGATTCTATTTTTGTTAAATCATTTTTTATATAATTATCAAATGATTTATTATCAGATGATAGTTTAAATATACTTCTAATTACCCAATATTTAGAATCATTTAAAATAAAATAATCATCAATTACACTTACTGGAATAAAATTATGTTTAAGCATTAATTTTATTAATGCTTTCTTTGAAAAAAAATTTATATGTTCATGATTTATTTCATGTAATGGTTCATGACTTTTAAATTTTTCATAATATTCAGTATTAGGAACCTCAATATATATATATTTATCTTCATTAATATTATTTTTTATATTATTTATAAAATTATTCAAATCATATATATGTTCTAATACATGAGAAAGAATTAAACAATCATATTTTTTTTTTAAAATAGGATCACCTATTTCATAATTATCTACATTAAATTTCTCTGATAATAATTTAGTTAATAATCCCTTTCCCGATCCATAATCAATAATAGATTTAATATCAAAATTTAAACTTTTTTCCAAATACAAAAAAGTTTTATTATTCATATCATTAAAATGATATGATCCAAAATTATTATTAAAATTTGTATAATAATTATCATAATCCATTTGATTATTATTTGAATCACTATAATAATAATTACAACTTGTACATTTATAAATAGTTGATCTATTATTTAATACAAAATTATCTAAAAAAGAAAATTCTATATCAAATATTTTAATAATATTATCGTAATTATCACAACAATTACATATTCTCATTATATATATATGAATATAATTATAATTATATTTTTATATAATAAATGTATTGATATCAAATTTTTCTAATTTTTTTTTAATTAAATTGGCATAAATTTTAGTTGTTATTATAACATTATCATTACTTTTAACTTTTTGTTCAAATTCATTAAAATTAATTATATAAATATTATTTATTTTCTTATTAATAAAACATGTATTATCATCAATAATATTAATGATATTACATTTTTCTTTTATTTTATTTAAAATTTTATATAAAAATTGTCCACATCCATATATATAAACATCTCTATTTTCTGGTATATTTAATAATTCCAATTCATTCATACCATTATTTATATAATTTTCAAATGACTTATTATTATTTAACATTTTAAATATACCTCGAATAACATAATATTTTGAATTATTATTTAGAAAATAATCATCTTCTACAGAAATTGGAATAAAATTATGTTTAATCATCAATTTACTTAATGCATATTTTGAAAAAAAATTAATATGTTCTACATTTATTTCTTGTAATATACCAAGATTTCTTAATTCATCATAATATTCAGCATTTGGAATTTCAATATAAATATATCCATTATCATTTATTATTGGTTTTAAATTCAAAATAAAACTATCAATATCATATATATGTTCCAATACATGAGATAATACTACGCAATCATATTTTTTATTAATATTTGATTCTCCAATATCATAAGTATCTACATTAAATTTCTCTGATAGTAATTTTGCTAATACACAGTTTCCTGCACCATAATCAATAATATTATGTATATTTGAATCTAATTTTTTTATTAAATAATCGGCACATCTTTTGTTTTTATCATCAATAATTTCTTTTAATTTATAATTATTATTTTTTTTATAATAATTATCATAATCATTTTGATCATTTTTAGAACTATTATAATAGAAATAGCAATCATCGCATTTATAAATCTCTAATTTATTATCTAATTCAATACTATTTACGAAAGATAATTCTAATTCTAAAATTTTATTATTACTAAATTTATTACAACAATAACAAGGCCTCATATAACTATAATTTTAAAAATTCCTTTATTTTATCGCATACATAATCAACATCTTCTATTGTCATTCCGTGATGTGCTCCTAATAAAAATCCTTCTGCCATGATAAGATCTGCATTTGGAAATACTTGTAAATATTCTCTGTATGCAGGATGTCTTGTTATGTTTCCAGCAAAACATACTCTCGTTTGAATATTATTCTCTTCTAAAAAAGTTAAAAGTGGCATTCTATCTTTAGTCATTAATGCAATTGCTAACCAATCACTATTATATTTATTATTTGGTAATAAAATTTGTTTTACATCTTTTAAATTTTCGAAATATCTATTAAATATAGTTTTTCGTATTTTTCTAATTTCTTCTAATCTTGATACTTGTACTAATCCAAATGCTGCATTCATTTCTGAAGATTTAAAATTATAACCAACAACTTCATATAAAAATTTATAATCATAAGGAATTCCATCAATATTATATTTAAATCTTGGAATCATTTCTTCGGTATTATCACCAATTCTTCCCCAATCTCTAAACATTAATGCCTTATTTAAATATTTCTCATTATTAAACATAACCATTCCTCCAGATCCCGCAGCAGTTATTAAATGACTAGAATAAAAACTTGTAATAGAAATATCAGTTTCTGATGTATATGTTATTGTATCAGCGGAATCTTCAAATAAAATTAAATTTGTTCGTTTTCTAATTTCTACCCAATCTGGTTTAGATCCTATTAAATTTGGTAATAATATTAATTTTGTTTTTTCTGTAATCTTCTCACATACTTGATCAGGAGATGGAACATATGTTCCTAAATCGACATCACAAAATACTGGTTTTAGTCCACATTGGAGAATTGGTGCGACTGAAGTTGCAAATGTACATGCTGGTGTAATAACTTCTGATCCTTTTTCTAAATTAAGAGCACTTAAACCAAGAAGAATTGCACTTGATCCACTATTTACAAATAATCCATATTTTTTTCCAAATAATTTTGAAACCTCTTGTTCAAATTGAATTGTTTTAGGTCCATTTCCTGCTAACCACCCATCATTCAAACAATCAATAACAGCATTTATCTCAGCAGATCCATATGCTTCTTTTTGATTAGGTGCATACCATACTTTCTTTGACATGAATAAATATATATTTATTTATTTATGTATGAATTAATTCTCTTTAAAATATATTTCTAAATCTTTTAAAAAATCATATACAGTATCCTTATATGATTCAAAGAATTCTTTATATGCAAATTCTCCTTCTGCAAGAGTATCTGTAGCAAATTTAATTTCTTCTTCTGAATTTCCATATGCTATACCATAATTATAAATTTTATTATTTCTGTTATAAGATTTGAAATATTCTTCTTTTGTTTTATCTTTTGTTGGATATAATATTGTTATACATCCACAAATAACCGCATATATCGTAAACATACTATTTGGATCATAACAATAGAAATATTTACATTCATTAAATATATCACATATTTCTTGATGACTTGCCTTATAATCAATAAATATACTATCATTTGGATGAAAAAATGTGATATGACCATGATACTGATATCCTTTTTTTATAACATAACATGTTTTTATTCTTTCTGTTTTATTGTTATTTTTAAATATTTTACTAAAATACACATTTGATAATATTTTTGCTGTCTTATTATTAGTATAATTATTCCAATTATAAATTAAATCTGTATTTTTCCAAGTTGAAGAATAATTATAAATATACTGCAATAACCATCTAATGACATGTTTACAATTTAAAGGATTTCCATCAACAAATTCAGAATATACTACAATTGTATTATCGTCAAATATTTCGTCCTTATCTGTATAAAATGTATTTGGAAATGTATATGTTGGTTTGCTTCCATCTGGTATATATATTTTTGAATAAAAATTTGGATGATTTAAATCATTGATATTTTGACATAAATAATTCATTACAACGTATCCTCCACAATTCCAATCTACTGGTAAAGTATCAATAACTATTTTTATTCTTCTATCCTTCAAATCTATATATCGTTTATCATATATTTTTAAACTTTCTTCTAATCCTAAAAATTCAATGTTATATTTATTTAATAAATTATTATTACCAGTATAATTATTTATAGATGTTTTTTTAATTATTTTAATATTATCATGATTGTTTATAATCAATTTTGCAATTTCTGATAACTTATATTTCTTTTCATAACAAAGATTTACAGTTTTTTCTAAATTAGGATAATTTTGAATATAATATTTTATAACTTTAATAAAATCTAATTCA